ATGAACCTCGACCAGTACAAGGCCATTCAGCCGCGCATTGCTGAGCTTCAGCGCACCGCCCTGGAATTTGCCGAGCTTGGTCAAGCGAAGGTGTCGCGCCTCCTGCTGACCGCTTGTCTCGCGGCCCAGCGCATCAAACCGACCAAGCTGGTCACGGTCGATCCGGCAACCGATGCCGGCACCGCGCCGAAGAAGGGGAAGGGCGCATAACGCGCCCTTTTCTTCGGGGGAAATTCGCATGCTGCACGAATACGAAATTCAGCAACGCGATGGTCGCCGCTGGGTCGTCGTTGACGTGTGCACCGACTACTACGACGCGCAGGAACAAAAGCTAGAGCATGTGGCCGCCGAGGTTGAACACGGTCGGCTTTTCGCCCTGGTGATTCGCGAGTTCCGTGTGCGTCGCGTTTCTATGGGGGTATCGTGATGCATCACGAAATACAGATTATCGCGCTTGTTCTTCTCGCCCTTGCGTGTCTGGTCCGCGGTACGTTTGCATTCCTGCGGTTCCAGAAGCGTCATTTTATGCAGCGCATGGACGCTGAATTTCGTGCGACTGCATTGGTGCAGGAATCCAAGCGCTATGTCGATCGTGTAACTGCACGTCAGCGTGAGGTCTTTTATGACCCTTACGACTGATAGCTCACTCAAGCTTTGGCAACTGATCGACCAGCGCAAGCAAGCGACGACGAACGAAGAACGCGACCGACTCGACCGACTGATAGAAGCACGCATCAGGTGGGTCGGGTCGGGGCAGGGCGATGCCGGATGAACGCGCATTACCCGAACCGTCCTTGCTACCACTGCGGGGGCAGCTTGCAGACGATCAACGCGACGGACGCTTGCCTAACGTTCTGCACAAGCTGCGGCCTGTTGACCTCGAAGCGCAGGGCTATGCAGAACTCTTACAGCGCATCCCCTGGCAACAGTTTTGGACGCTCACATTTCGGCTCAATAAAACAGGCCGAAACGGTGGTGTTCACGTCGAAGCCGCAGACAAAGCGTTCCGTTTTTTCGTCAGCAGCATCAATCGCGAAATCTACGGTCCCAAATGGAACACCAAAGCCCATCGTGGTTTGCAGTGGGCGCGCGGGCAAGAGTTCCACCGCGACGGACGCCTGCATTTCCACGCCGTTGCAGCTGCGCCTAACGACGATTTAAACCGCCTTATAAGCCGTTACCAATGGCACGAATTTTGGTATCGCGAATTTGGCCGCAACAAGATCGAAGTACCACGTAGCCAATCAGATATCACCGGCTATGTATCGAAATACGTAACAAAGGGCGGTGAGGTCGATTTCAGCAAGAACTTCGGCGCGTGGTTGCCACCGCCAATCGACTACACCGCACGACCCGAGCAAGACGGCCTGATCCCGGCCTAAACCAGCAGCACAGAGGATCACCGGGCGGACTGATGCAAGCATCGCGCAACGGGTCAACAAGCGCCCACCACGTCCGCCTTCGGGGGGGTAGGGGGGGACTTAGCTTGACCCCACAGTACCGCCCGAAATTTGCAGCAAACCAACCGCAAGCCAACCGACCAACGACAGAGAGAACAGACCGAATGAACGCTCCGAAGATCACCATCAATGGCCCCGTCGATACCCGCAACGTCACGACCTCGAAGGGACTGCCTAAGGCCATCTACAGCCAGAAAGCTACGCTCGAAACCGAACTGATGCGCGTGCAGATCGATGTGGAAGTGGACGGCCCAAATTCCGGCTATCCGGTCGGTGCCGTCAAGGAATGGGATCTTGTGTCCGATCTGGTGCCGGGCCGCTTCGGTCCTGAACTGGCGCGGCGCATGACCCTGGTGGATCCGCAGCACAACCGCGCCAAAGCGGCGGCGTAAGTCATGGCGCGCGTGCTGACCTGCATCGACGCAGTGCCGGCGCAGGACGGCACGTGTGCTCAAACCGCCTGGCTGGATCAAGCCAGCTGGGTTGACATGTTACCCACCGTCCAACAGGCCGGCGTGGTGGGTGGTGCTTATTTTGTCGGCCTAATGACCCTTGCAGTCGTTCGTGGACTGCTCAATCCCAAAACCATCGAGGAGTAATACCAATGCCCAATTTCATCAACACCCTGAACCGTGTGTTCGGCAGCGCCAAGACTGCTGGCTATGCCGGTCTTACCGCTCTGGTTGTCGTGCCCGGCTTCGCCATGGCCGCCGACGGCGCTGATTTCGACGGCAGTACCATCGTCGCCAAGGTGGTGGCCTACACCGCCATCGGCGTCACCATCCTGGCGGCGTTCGCGCTTGGTCGCTGGACCCTGCGTGCGCTGGGCCTGATTGGCGGTAAGTGATCGGCAGTGGTTCCCACAGCGGGGGAGGGGTGACCCTCCCCTTTTTTATTTGAGAGGTGATGACGATGGAAGGCTTAATCGTGCTGCTGTTCCTGATTCACGCCGCGCATGTGTGCGCTAGCGGTTGGCAGTGATGCGCTGGCTTGCTCGCTACTTTGCACTTTCAGTTGTCCGCCGCCTTGCCTATCTTGCCGTCGCGTGTTTTTTCGCGATTGCCTTGCAGCTGTGCTCGCAGTCTGCGCACGCGCAGGTTGCGGATTGTTTTAGCAGCGTTCGTTATGGCGTGGTCTGTGCCGATCAGGGCGAGGCTAAGGCGGGCGTCTATGCCAACCTTCTCAAAAACAAGAAGCCGCGCAATTTGATTTGCTGGGGTTCTGAGAGTTCCGGTACTGTTTATGGCTATGTTACCGGCGAGTCTGATGCACCCGTTTGTAATGGTAGCTATTCGGTGGATTTTTCTCGTCAGTGGCCCACCGCTAATACGTGTGCGGCTCGCAATTCAACCGCTCTTGCCGATGCAAAAATGTGGTATTCCGCGCCTGCTACCTGTGTTTCCGGTTGTCAAATTCAGGGGGAGTCCATAACACAAACTGTTGGTTCGGTGACCACCTATGGCATGCGAAATCGCACCTATACAGGCCAGACTTGTACCCCTCAGACCATTGATGCAAATGCGCCAATTTCTACGGCGGACAGTGCTGATAAGCAGCAGGATGCTACTAAGCCAAAGCCGCCTGAGTGCACTGCGCTCGGTGGCGGTATGACCGCCTGCTTGTCATCTAACGGTGACCACTGCACTACGTCATCGACAGGCAAGACGTTTTGCTGGACGCCATCTGAGGTTGGCAAAAAAATCGACGGTAGCGATGCGCAGGTCAAGTCAAAAAAGGGTGATGCTGTTACCCCCCCTGATATCAAGATTGCAGATCAGGATTGGCAGCGCACGCAGGGGCATCAGCAGACAACATGTCTCGGGTCTACTTGCTTGACTTACAACGTGACCAATTACCAATCAGTCGCCGCAGGCACCGTAAAGAACGGCACTGGCGATAACACTGCTGATGGTACTGGCAACACTTCCGGCAACGGTGCTCCTGGCAACGGCACTAAGGATGGTGATGATGATGGCGATGGTGATAGTGCTTCGGATAGCGGTAACTGTACGACGCCCCCCGCATGTACTGGCGACACGCTCAAGTGCTTGCACCTCAAATTCACATGGAAAACTCAATGCAACACTTTGCGCAGTGAAATCACCAAGGGTGACGGTTGTGCAGAGAGTGATGTTCCTGTTTGCGTTGGAGACAGCTGCAAAGCTGCCGACTATGCGAGCGTCCTGCAGCAGTGGAAGCAACGGTGTGCCGCGCAGGCGCTAGGCGAGGGTATCGCTACCCGTGCAGCTGGCATTTCTAACGGCGACGATGCCGGTGTTGTTGCTTCTATCTGGGGTGGAGAGTCCGGCGGTTCAGGACTGACGTTGCGCCAGGATCTGGTGCAGGTTGGCGGCGGTGGAAGTCTTCTCCCTGACGTTGAGATAGAAGGTTCCCACTGGACTGTTCCGCAGGGGTTCTACGATGCAATTGCAGCTGTCCGCATGGTGATTATTGCCATGTGCACAGTCATTGCCATGTTTGTTGTGGGGAGGAATATCTAATGTTCGATTGGGCGAAAAACTTTGCAGATAATTTCTTCGCGAATGCCACCGATGCAATCCACAAGTTAATAAAACTCAAGGCTGCTATTTGGCTTGGCCGATTGCTGTCTGCGGTTGGTCTTGGGTTCGCTGCGCAGAAATTTATCTATAATCCAATCATTGATTACGCCCAGAATGCTTGGTCCGCTGTCCCGGTCGGTATTGCTAATTGGGTCCATGCGTTCGGTATCGACGCGGGTATTTCTATCATTCTGAGTGCGTATGGGATTCGCGGCGCAGAGCGCATTTTTATCCAACGTAGGAATCAAGCATCATGATTGGTGATACCGCATCCATTTCGCTGCTTACCGGCTTGCCTGGCTCTGGCAAAAGCTTGCGCATGGCTGAGGCGATCAGCAAGCTTGTGGAGAAGGGCGAGCATGTCTACGCCTGCAATATTGATGGCTTGCGTATCCCTGGCGTCACGCTGTGGGACGATGCGAAACGGTGGCGTGAGCTTCCTGTGGGCGCCATCCTTTTTGTGGATGAGGCGCAGGCGTTTTTTCCTGAGCGTCGCGGCGGTGAGCCGCCTGAGTGCGTGCGGATGAATAAAATTCGACACGATGGCATCCGCATCGTCCTTGGCACGCAGCAGCCTAACTATTTGGACACCTATCTACGTGGCTTGATTGGCTACCATGAACACCTGCTGCGGCGCGACGGTCGGCAGGAAAGTTTTTTGTTCCGAGAGAATCAGGTGATGGACGTAGTGCGGCAGAAAACCGCCACCATCAAACGCAATTACGATTATCAGGTGTATAAATTCAACGCCAAGTATTTCAAGTGCTATGACTCTGCTCAGACGCACACGATTAAATATCAGATGCCGGCGTTGGTGAAGCGTGCACTGATGATTTTGCCCGTTGCCATGCTACTTGCCGCTGGCGCGTGGTACGCCGTTTACCGCGACACCATGTTTGCGAAGAAGGATGAGCCGGCCGATAAGACGGCCCCCTCGGGGCCGTCCCAGGCCGGCTCTTCGGCTCTCGCATCTGGTGGGGCGCTGAAGGTGGACAGCGGCGAGTCCTACGTGGCTAGCATCACCCCTTTGGTCTCTGATGTGCCTTGGTCCGCGCCGGCCTTTCTCAATCGTCCTGTTGTCTCTGACCCGCATGTTTACTGCATGAGCACGGTCAACAGCTGCCGCTGTGTCACCGAGCAGAACACCCGTGTGCCTGCGATACGCGATGATGTCTGCCGTGACATTGCCCGCAACGGTGAGCCTTACAACCCTTTCAAAGCGCCAAGCCAGCGTGTGCAGGAGGCTGTTGCTACCCAGGAGAGCGGGCAGGGTAGCCCTGAGTCCTCTGCGCCCCGTCCAGCGCCTTTTGCGGCCCCTCCTGGCTCGCTCATCTCTAAGCATCCCCGATCGCTTGGCACGTTCCCCGAGTCGCCCTCCAAGGCCGGCAGCACGTACACGCCGCCGACCACGTTGGACATGTGATCCTGGTATCCTAGTCCTGCGATCGCGGCGAGATTGCCTAGCAACAACTGGATTTAATTGCAATAGGGCAAGAATCGTGCCATTTAAACAAAGTTCATATATTGTTTTTATTTTGTTCATTTGCCCGCTTTTTGCTGATGCGCAGACCCATTCTGCAGCTGGTCGTGGATCTGCCCGTGTTCACCCTCCGCGAAATGTCACTGCTGTGCCTAAGCTGGATTGCAATAAGTTGACCCAGCCGTGGCAACCCTGGATGGTTGAGTATTGCCGCGAGGTTGATTTCTCGATGCAGCATGACCTAGCGCATGCCTGGGGCCGGCCACGCCCGTCTCGCAATGTTATCGAGGTCCCTGCCTTGGGTACTTCTGAGGCCAAGGCATCAGGAGTTTCATGCTCTGAGGGTCGCGTGATCCGCAGGGTCGGCAACGGCTGGGAACAGGCACTTGACCGTGAGCGCAACTATCTTCGGTGCCGCCCTTCGGTTCAGTTGCCTGCTATTTCCATAGGCCGGTGATTGGGGTGTAGGGGCAATGCCCCTACGGATGCGCTTTATCCTGCCATCGATCCGAAGTGGCGATCACGCCAGCTGGCCAGGTCCACGACGACGACCTTAACCATCGATTGCTGACTGGCTCTTTTTCGTCCTGCCTCGGCCTTGCGCCTTGAGGCGTAGCCGGCACGTAACAACTCCATGTGGTCACGCCATGCCAGACCTTTCAGGCGTTCGGGTGTCATCCTGTCGCCGTCTGGGCTTACCAAGTAGTTGCCCGCGACACGCCAGCCTGTGAAACGTCCGCTCAGATACTCACACATGCATCGATCCTTCCTTGACCTCGGGGGAGCTTGCCTGGACGCAAGAGTGATGCCAACAAGAGCCGCAGCAGTCCAGCGTAGTACCGTAGCGCCTGCGAAATAACATAATATACATTATGCGAAATGCTGTGGGGGCGGCAGGCGGCCACCATGTTGGACTGCCGGCGAACCCTGTGTTCACCGCAGAGAATTTTGGGCGATCCCGGCGGAGACTCTGGGAAATCGACGCAGATGTTGCTGAGCAGCTGTGAACGTACGCAGACATTTGCGGTACACGATGAACGCCATGCTGAAAAAGCAGCCGCGTGTCGGCCACGGCGCGCTCGATCTTCGCCAGGAACCACCGGTCGTAGATGCAAGCTTCGCCAAAACCTTCGCCGCCAGCTTCGCTTTCAGCTTGCGCCTCGCCGACGAAGGCAAGCTGGCCAAGGCGCCGCGCACCGAGTAG